AACAATTTAATTTAATCTAATCAAATATAATTATGTCTAACGAAATCGTTAAGAAACTAAACTTCGGAGACGAAGGTAAAAATAAAGTGTTTGAAGGTGTGTCAAAGTTAACACGAGCCGTTAGTTCCACACTAGGAGCAAGCGGCAAGTGTGTTATGCTTGAGGACTCATCTGGAAAACCATTAATCACAAAAGATGGGGTAACGGTAGCTAACTCAATTACGCTACTAGACCCTGTTGAAAATATGGGTGCTACGCTTCTAAAGGAAGCCGCTAGACAAACCGTTAAAGAAGCAGGAGACGGAACAACAACTGCTACGGTACTAGCACACTCTATTTTAAAAGAGGCATTTGAAACAGAGGACTACAACTCAAGAGAGGTAAGAGACGGAATAAGCTCTGCCGTTGAAAAGGTTGTAGCGTACTTAGAAAGTAAAGCAGTAGCCGTGAGTGGTGATATGCTAAAGCAGGTTGCAACAATATCATCTAACAACGACTCTGATTTAGGGTCAATGATAGCTAAAGCTTTTGAAGACGTTGGAGAGAATGGTGTGGTAAGTATGGAAATATCTAATGACGAGGAAACATCTGTAGAGATTGTTGATGGTGCGTCACTAGACAAGGGCCTAAAGAATCATCACTTTATTAATAACAAAGAGAAAGGGGCTTGTGAGTTAAACAACCCACTGGTACTAATCGTAGAGAGCAAGATACCTAACGTAAGAAAGGTTCAAAGTATTCTTGAACACGTTATTAAAAACAAAAAAGAATTATTAATTATTGGGGACGCTGATGAACAACTAGTTACAGCAATCTCAATGAACGTATCAAAGGGGAACATTAAGGCAAACATTATTGATGCACCTGACTTTGGTATAAACAAGAAGCAAACGCTACAAGACTTCGCAGTTCTAACAGGAGCTACAGTAATAAACGAAGACCTTGGAGACGATATGGACCTGATTGATGTAAGTCACTTAGGAACGTGCTTAAAGTCAATAACAACATCTGACGAAACAATCATCCAAGTAGACGGAATGAGTGATGACGTTAAAGACTTAATCAAGCAGCTTAAAAAAGAATTAAAGACCACAAAGATTAACGGCAAGAAACACTTACTTGAGAAAAGACTTTCAAGACTTGGAGGCAAGGTTGGTGTAGTTAAAGTAGGGGCTAACTCGGAGGTTGAGTTAAAAGAAAAGGCTGACAGGGTTGAGGATTCAATCTGTGCTACTAAGGCAGCGATTAAAGAGGGTATACTTCCAGGTGGAGGAATTGCTCTACTCAACGCTAATAACAAGATTAAACCTAAGAACGTAGGGGAGGAGATATTGCTAAAGGCAATAAAAGCGCCGTTCCAAACAATAATGGACAACGCTGGTGTTAAGGCGGGGCTTGTGAACTCAGAAGAGGGTTTAGGAATCAACGTGATAACAGAGAAGATTGTTAATATGATTGAGGCTGGAATAGTTGACCCACTACTTGTTACGAAGAGTGCATTAAAGAATGCGGCATCTGTAGCCAATACGATACTAGCAACTGATTGTGTAATTAATAACTTAAGAGCATAATGAAGGCAGTAGGAAAGTATATGTTGATAGAGCCTGTAAAAGAAAAAGAGGTGTCTACAAAGGGTGGCTTAATCTTAGGAGAGAGTCATAGAGAAGATATAAGATACAGAGAGGCAAAAGTAAAAACCATAGGAACATTAGTTGAAGGAGTACAAGATGGTGACACTATTTACTACGATAGACACGCAGGTTTTGATATGGAGATTGATAAGATTATTTATAAGGTTATTAAAGAGTTTGACGTTGTTGTTGTTTTATGAAACGTTTGGAGGCCAATGATATAAAGAATTTAAGTCTACTAAAGCACTACCGCATTATCAGGCAGTGGGCTTGCAAAAACAATGGGCTTTCTAATGCAGATCTAGAGTTATTGATTTACCTAGACTGCACTGGTCTCTTTAACAGACTTGATTTTATTAATGGAACATATTCTTATAGCTGGGACACTAGAAGGTGGTCTAAGCTTAAAGATAACGGGTGGATAAGTTTGTTTGCTAAAAGAAATAGGACAACGACAAAAAGCAATGTGTACAAAGTTTCTTTTAAAGGCAAGCAACTAATAAGTAGAATGTATAGAATAATGTTGGGAGAGGAGGACATACCTACTAGCAAAAAAAGAAACAGCATAATGAAGGGAGAGAAATATTCCGACAAGGTCCTTAAAAGATCAATTAAAAACGTAAACAACGATAAAACAATATAACAATGGGATATAAAACAAAGTCCATGCTAAAGGCAGTTGGTCGTAACTATGAACCAAAGCAACAAATAATTCAAGGCACAAGACCTCAAGCTGGTGCTTACTCAAGAGGAAATAAAGATTTTTCTGCAGTAAAGTCAGCAATTAATATTCCTGATAGTTTTGAGGATGCAGCAACTGCTTTGGGAACAAAGATTGGAGAAAGAAAATTAACACAAACTAAGGAGGAAAAGGAAGAGGCTCGCAGAAAAAAAATAGAAAGGCAATCAGCACGTGCCAAAAAAAATGCTGACAGAAAATTTATTAAAGATAAAAGAGAGGGAGAGATTAAGTTCAATGAAAAAGTAAATGATTTATTTAAACGTCAAGCCACAGACAATCCAGTAGCTGAATCACTTTTGAATGATGGTGTAGATTTAACACAGGATTATGAAGTTTCTAGGGATATTTCTAAACAAACAATTAATCAACCTTGGAATAAAAATCCTTTTAATATGGCTGCCCCAGATGCTTTTGAAAAAGCCATGAAACGAAAAGCTAGATATAAAAAATAAAATTATGAAAGAGATGATAAATCAACTAGGTAAAGTAGGAATGGATGCAGCTCAGGATGTAGCTAACTCTTCAAGCATGATGCCAGCCGCTCCAACTGCACCAACACCTGTGCCAGTTGCAACAGCGCCTCCAGCAGTGACGCCAACACCAGTTGCAGACGTTGCAATACCACCTGTCTTAGATCCACTAGTTCAGGCCACAAATACTAATTTTCAACCAAAAACTCAGAATGCTGCCATAAATATGTATGGGGACGAAGCTTCTAGAGGTTATTAAAAATAGAACTATGAAAAGCAAGAACATGGTAAAGACAAAAAGAATGTACGCTCCAGAGCAAGGAGATAACACAATATGGGATGGTCCATTAAATATGGACGAAAGACCTAGAGGTTATGGATCAAGCAGCGGGTGCAAAGGTATTCAGCTTTTAGCTAAAAATATGCCAATGTACACTCCAGGTCCAATTACGGAAAAGGCAAAGGGCTCTGATGGCTTAGGCATGAACTAATGGGTTTAGGAGATTTGAAACTATACTTGGCTAACACTTTGGTCATGATGATTACTATGTCAGACATAGAGGTCATACTTAAAATACTTTTATTAATCGTGACTATAGGCTACACTACCTTTAAGTGGTTGTCTGTTGTTAAAAAATATAAGGATGGAGAAGATAAGTGAGCATATATCATACAAGGAGGGGGTTAGAAGTTCTACTGCTAAGAGATTAAGCATAGACAACACTCCTAACGAGTTTGATTTGAAGAAAATGAAGTCTATATCCAAAAATATATTTGAGCCTCTTAGAAAGGCTGTAAATGGCCCTATACGCATTAATAGCTTCTTCAGGTGTAAACAACTAAATAGAGCTGTAGGTGGAAGTGGTACGTCTCAACACTGTAGAGGAGAAGCTTTTGACTTAGATGACTCTTACGGTCATATGTCAAACGCAGATATGTATAAGTTCATTAAAGATAACCTCAGTTTTGACCAAATGATATGGGAGTTTGGTGACGATGAAAACCCTGATTGGATTCACGTTTCTTATGTATCAGAAGATAAGAATAGAAACATGTGTTTAAGAGCTTTAAAAGAAAATGGTAGAACTGTTTATATTGTAATATAATGGCAAAGAAAGTAAGTAAGAAAGATATGGCTTGTAATAAGCCTAAGAGAACATCTGGACACCCTAAGAAGTCACACATCGTGAAGGCTTGTGAAGGCGGAAAGGAAAAACTAATTAGGTTTGGTCAGCAAGGTGCTAGTACGGCAGGTAAGCCGAAAGCTGGTGAGTCTGCTAAGATGAAAGCTAAAAGAAAAAGCTTTAAGGCTAGACACAGAAAAAATATAGCTAAAGGTAAGATGTCCGCTGCATATTGGGCTGACAAAGTTAAGTGGTAAACAATAAACATATATAAAGATGAAAGATAAAAGTATGATTAATATGGCAGGAACATCTATGGGTTCTTATGACAAGCCAATGATGAAAGGTGGGTACGATAAGCCGATGATGAAAGGAAGTGGACTAATGATGAAGTGTGGTTGCCAAATAGGTAAGCATATGGGTGGTAGAGGTATTGCAATGATGGGTAAAAAATCTTGTGGTAAGTAATGGCGTTTAAGCTATCTAACCCACCATATAAGAACGAACCTACCCCAGTCTATCAAGCAGACTTGGGGGAGGGTGTTCTTGGTCAGAGTAACAACAACGGCACTATTGTAATAAATGAGAACCTAGACCCTAAGTTCCACAAGGAAGTTATTAGGCACGAGGAGGTTCACATTAATCAAATGGCTAGAGGTGACTTAGATTATGACGACAAGAACATTTACTGGAAGGGAAAGGCTTACTCAAAGAATAACGCTAAGATAGCTATGGCTAGTCCTGCAAACTCTCCTTGGGAAAAAGAAGCCTACAGTAAGTCTAAGACTAAATATAAAGATAAAAAATACAATGTCTAAAAAATTCAAAGATACAAAGCTAGGTGCATTTCTAGGTAATGCCGCACCACACATACTAGACGTAGCTGGAGACTTATTACCAGATGCTGGTGTGTTGGGTATGGTAAAGAACCTAATTGAAAAAGATGACAAGATTGACCCCGAAGTCAAGAAGGTTGCTTTAGCAAAAACAAAAGAGATGTACGAGCTAGAAATTAAAGACAGGGATTCGGCAAGAAGTAGAGAAGTTGAAGTAAAGAAGACAGGTAGTAAAGACATTATGATGATGCTTACAGGAATTGTAGGGCTAGTGTCATTCCTATTTATAATATACGCAGTAGTTTACGAGGAGGGTGTTTTACACAACGAACTGTTTGTTCACTTGATGGGTATGGTAGAAGGAGTAGTAATATCTAACATTTTTGCATACTATTACGGGTCATCAGCAGAAAAATAAAAAAACATACGTAATAATAATAAGTAAGTAATAAAATTAAATTTAATATAATGAGAATAACAGATGAAGAGCTAGAGCTCATCAGGAAGCAGCAAACAAAGATTGCTCAGATCAAACAGGACATTGGAACACTAGAGCTTAGAAAGCACGAGGTTATGGGTGTGATGCTTGATGTAAATCAAGAAGTAGAAGAAACAAAAACCAAGCTTGAAGAAAAGTATGGTCGTGTAAACATTAATCTTGATGACGGTACTTATACCGACGTTGAGGAAGAGGAGGCTAAGTAATGAGCGGTGTTGTAAGAAAAATCAGTATAGGTTCTGATTACAAAAATGACGCAATGCACTACTCTGTTGGACAACAAGTGTATGGTGGTCACGAAATATCTAATATTCTTCTTAATGAGAAAGATAGTTCTTACAACATCTATATAAAAAAAGGTGATGAAGTTCTTCCTTGGAAAAAGTTTAATAGCAATATGGCTATTTCAGTTGAGTACGACTTGCAGTATTAATGAAAAGTATTTACGATTTTATTATAAAACCCATAGAGGGTAGATATAATAATACTGTTAAGGTTGATGAGGTTGACCTCATAGTCAATACAAGAATTGAGGAATTTAAAAGTGTAAGTAAAGTTGCCGAGGTGGTGGCTTTACCATTAGCTATAGATACTAAAATAAAAGTTGGAGATAAGGTTATAGTACACCACAACGTATTCAGAAGATTTTATGACATTAGGGGCAACGAAAAAAACAGTAGAAGTTTTATTAAAGAAGATATGTATGCTTGTTCACCTGATCAAATATATATGTATGGAGCAAATAAGACTCATCTTGATTATTGTTTTGTAAAACCTTTAGTAAATTACGATATATTTTCTTTAGAATCAGAAAAGCCACTTATAGGAATATTAAAGTTTGGTAACAAAGGTTTGGTTGACCTTGGAATAAATGAAGAGGACTTAGTGTCTTTTAGACCAACGTCAGAATTTGAGTTTATTATTGATGGCGAACTATTATATTGTATGAAATTAATTAACATTGTTGCGAAACATGAACGTAAAGGAAACGAAGAAGAATATAATCCAAGCTGGGCAAAGAGCGGTTGAAGAGTTAATAAAAGTGGCTAAGGAGGCTATTGTTGATTCAGACGATGATTTAACAGCAGATAAATTAAAGAATGCTGCGGCAACTAAAAAACTAGCAATATTTGATGCTTTTGAAATATTAAATAGGATTGAGGAAGAAGAAGGACTTTTAGACGATAAGCCTAAAGACGAAAATAAAAAGAAAAGCGAGTTTAAAGGATTTGCTGAGGGTAGAGCTAAATTTAATTAGTATGTACGAACAAACTTTATATAAGGTTTTAGACAACTACATTAAGGCCTCTACAATTAAAAAGAACAACAGACACAAGAAGTGGAAGTATGGTTATGATGAAGATCATGACATGGTCATTATAAGTAAAACAGGCAAGATAGGAGAGATTTATGAAATACAAAATCTTAAAATAGCTTTACCTGCTGAGTTTGAAACTCACAACTTTAAAGACAAAAAGTGGTCTCATACCGAGTACCCAAAAGAATTAAATAGAATAAAAACAATTTTTGATTGGAAGGAGTACCCTGAAGATTTCAAAGAAAAATGGTACGATTATATTGAGAAAGAATTTGAAAGAAGAGAGCAGGGATTTTGGTTTAATAATAAGGGTAATCCTACTTATATCACTGGCTCTCATTATATGTACTTGCAATGGTCAAAGATTGACGTCGGTCAACCAGACTTTAGAGAATCAAACAGACTATTCTATATATTCTGGGAGGCCTGCAAAGCAGACACAAGATGTTTTGGAATGTGTTACCTTAAGAATAGACGGAGTGGATTCTCCTTTATGTCTTCAGGAGAGACAGTCAACCTTGCAACTATGTCTACCGACTCTAGATACGGAATACTTTCAAAGTCAGGACCAGATGCAAAAAAGATGTTTACCGACAAGGTCGTACCAATCTCGGTCAACTACCCGTTCTTCTTTAAGCCTATACAAGATGGTATGGACAGACCAAAAACGGAATTGGCGTATAGAGTACCAGCATCAAAGTTTACAAGAAGGAAGCTTGATTCTAATGAAAGTTCAGAGGATATCAAAGGACTGGATACTACGATTGACTGGAAAAATACAGGCGACAACTCCTATGATGGAGAAAAATTAAAGTTACTTGTACACGACGAGTCAGGTAAGTGGGAAAGACCTAGCAACATATTAAATAACTGGAGGGTTACAAAAACCTGTCTTAGGTTAGGTAGTCGGGTAATAGGTAAGTGTATGATGGGCTCAACATCTAACGCTTTAGACAAGGGAGGAGAAAACTTTAAAAAGTTATATTATGCGTCAGACGTTACAAGAAGAAACAGCAATGGACAGACTAGTTCAGGATTATATTCTTTGTTCATACCTATGGAATGGAACTACGAGGGATACATTGATTCTTATGGAATACCTGCGTTTGACACACCAAAAGAAAAAATAGAAGACCCTTATGGTATGACCATAAAACAAGGCGTTATTGAGTTTTGGGATAATGAAGTTGAGGGTCTAAAAGATGATCAAGACGGATTAAACGAATTTTATAGGCAGTTTCCAAGAACAGAGCAGCACGCTTTTAGAGATGAGGCTAAAGAGTCTTTGTTTAACTTGACAAAAATATACCAACAAATAGACCACAATGAGTCTATGTCCGCAAGTAGTCTTGTTACAAGAGGAAACTTTCAATGGGAAAATGGTATTAAGGACACGAAAGTTATATTTATGCCAAATAAAGATGGTAGATTTTATGTTTCGTGGATACCACCAATTGGCTTGCAAAATAGAATTATATCTAAGCAGGGAACAAACTATCCAGGCAATGAACACTTAGGGGCATTTGGGTGTGACAGCTACGATATATCAGGAACAGTAGATAGCAGAGGTTCTAATGGTGCTTTACATGGGCTAACAAAATTTAGCATGGAAGAGGCTCCAAGCAATCATTTCTTTTTAGAGTATATTGCTAGGCCTCAAACGGCAGAAATGTTTTTTGAGGATGTATTAATGGCGTGCGTGTTTTATGGTATGCCAATACTAGCGGAGAACAACAAGCCTAGACTATTGTATTATCTTAAAAACAGAGGGTATAGAGGGTATTCAATGAATAGACCTGATAAGAAGTACACTAAGCTGTCGGTAACAGAAAGAGAAATTGGTGGTATACCTAACTCAAGTCAAGATATTATTCAGGCGCATGCTGCAGCAATAGAAACATATATAGAAGAACTTGTTGGAGTTTTAGGTGATGATGAAATGGGGGACGTTTACTTTCAAAGAACGTTAGAAGACTGGGCAAGATTTAATATAAACAATAGAACAAAACACGATGCCTCTATTAGTTCAGGGCTGGCAATTATGGCCTGCAACAGAAATAGATACGCACCAGTTAACAAAGTGGTAAGAAAAAATATAAATCTAGGGTTTAAAAGATATGACAACTCTGGAAGTTATTCAAAAATAATAAATTAAATGAACGTAGGCGCAAATCCAAATAGTGTATTCCCTAGCCAAGTGGTTAGTGACGCAGAAAAATCAAGCTACGAGTACGGAGTTCAAGTTGGAAGGGCTATAGAACAAGAGTGGTTTAGGCAGGGAGGAAATGGTAATAGATTTGCAACTAACACTAACAAATACCATTCATTAAGGCTTTACGCTAGAGGAGAGCAGCCCGTTCAGAAATATAAAGACGAGCTAGCTATTAATGGAGACTTGTCTTATTTGAACTTAGATTGGAAACCTGTACCTGTTATTTCAAAGTTTGTAGACATTGTCTCAAACGGTATAACTGAAAAAAAATACGAAATAAAAGCTTACGCACAAGATCCTGAGTCTTTAAAGAAAAGAACAGATTATGCACAGTCTATACTTCAAGACATGTATGCTAAAGAAGAGCTTAAGCAAATACAATCAGCTATTGGTATAAATGCGTTTAACTCTTCTGACCCAGAAAATTTACCTCAAACAAAAGAGGAGTTATCTGTGCACATGCAACTTGATTATAAGCAAGCAATAGAAATTGCTGAGGAAGAAGTAATAAATCAAGTTTTAGCAAGCAATAAGTTTGATGAGGTTAGAAAAAGATTTAATTATGACTTAACCGTTCTTGGAATAGGTGCAGTAAAAACAACTTGGAACAAGGCTAATGGAGTTGTTACTGAATATTGTGATCCAGCTAAAATGGTTTACTCTTACACAAACGACCCAAACTTTGAAGACATATATTATGTAGGAGAAGTTAAGGCTGTTACAATACCAGAGCTTAAAAAACAATTTCCTAATATATCCAAAGAGGAATTAAAAAGAATTGAGGAAATGCCTGGAAACAGAGAGATGATTACAGGTTGGCAGGGATACGACAACAATACAGTTCAAGTTCTATACTTTGAGTACAAGACATATAATAGTCAAGTATTTAAAATAAAACAAGGTATAAATGGTCTTGAAAAAGTTATACAAAAATCAGACGACTTTAATCCTCCTGAGAACGATACATTTAAAAAGGTATCAAGAAGCATAGAGGTTCTTTATAGTGGAGCTAAGATTCTAGGCAACAACCAAATGTTAGAGTGGAAGCTTGCAGAAAATATGACAAGACCATTTGCTGACACAACTAAAGTAGAAATGAACTACGTTATTTGTGCGCCAAGAATGTATAATGGCAGAATTGATTCGCTTGTTAGCCGCATTACTGGGTTTGCAGACATGATTCAATTGACACATCTTAAGCTTCAGCAAGTAATGTCTAGGATGGTTCCAGATGGAGTGTTTTTAGATGTTGACGGCTTAGCAGAAGTTGACCTAGGTAATGGAACAAGTTACAATCCTGCAGAAGCTCTTAATATGTATTTTCAAACAGGTAGTGTTTTAGGTAGGTCTATGACACAAGATGGTGACTTAAACAGAGGTAAGGTTCCAATTCAAGAATTACAAACATCCAGCGGGGGTGCTAAGATACAATCTTTAATACAGACGTATCAATATTATCTTCAAATGATAAGAGATGTTACCGGTCTGAATGAAGCAAGAGACGGTTCTGCTCCATCTAAAGATGCACTCGTAGGACTACAAAAGATGGCCGCTAATCAATCTAATGTAGCAACTAGACACATACTACAGGCAAGTCTTTATTTATCTCTTAGAACGTGTGAAAATGTTTCTAAAAGAATTTCAGATTCTTTAGAGTTTGCTTTAACAGCAAATTCTTTGCAAAATAGTATATCTAGATTTAATGTTGCTACATTGTCTGAAATGTCTAAACTTAACTTGCATGACTTTGGTATATTTTTAGAGCTAGAGCCTGACGATGAAGACAAAGCTCAACTAGAGCAAAACATACAAGTAGCATTGCAGTCTGGAGGTATTGACCTTGAGGACGCCATAGACCTAAGGCAAGTAAATAACTTGCAGTTAGCAAATGAAATGCTAAAAGACAAAAGAAAGAAAAAGCAAGCTGCAGTTCAACAAGCGCAGCAAGCCAACATACAAGCTCAAGCTCAAGCTAATGCTGAACTTGCTGAAAAAACAGCTATGACTGAGGTTCAAAAACAACAGGCATTAACGGCAGAAAAAGTAAGTGTTGAACAAGCTAAGTCTCAGTTTGAAATACAAAGAATGCAAACAGAGGCACAAATTAAGCGAGAGCTTATGGCTGAAGAGTTTAACTTTAATATGCAGTTAGCTCAGGCAAAAATTAAATCTGAGTCTGAAAGAGATCAAGAAATTGAAAACAGAAAAGACCAGAGAACAAAAATTGCTGGAACTCAGCAATCAGAAATGATTGACCAAAGAAAAAATAATTTACTACCAAAAAACTTTGAGTCTTCGGGCAACGATGTATTGAGTGGTGGGTTTGGTTTAAATCAGTTTGACCCTAGATAGAATTTTTTAATTTATATTATATTATATTATGTCAGAAAAAGAAGTAAAGCAAGAAGGTGACTTTAAAATAAAGAGCAAGCCTAAAATGAAAAAGCTTAATAAGCAATCCGAAACTATTAAAGTGGATTTGTCTGCTAAAGATAAGGTTGAGGATGAGCCTATTAAAGTTGATTTAACACAAGACAATGCCAATAAGGAGCAAGAAACAACAACAGTGGCTGCAGATAAACCAGCCGAAACTGTACAAGAAGTGGATACAGAAGTACCATCAGGAGAAGGCGCCGTTCAAGATGAGGGGGTCGTTACTATCCAAGAAGTAACAGAAGAAGAAGTAGAGTCTGCATCTAAAGAGGCTCAAGAAACAATTAGAGATGAGCGTGTTTCTGGAAAGCAACTACCTGAAAATGTAGAGAAGCTGGTTTCTTTTATGGAGGAAACAGGTGGAACTGTAGAGGACTACGTTAGATTAAACGCCGATTACAGTAATGCAGATAACGATACATTGTTAAAAGAGTATTATAAAAAAAGTAAACCGCATCTTAATGATGACGAGATTAAATTCCTTTTAGAAGACAATTTTTCGTATGACGAAGACTTGGATGAAGAAAGAGATATACGCAAAAGAAAGTTAGCGTACAAAGAAGAGGTTCAAGAAGCCAAAAGTTTTTTGGAGGGCTTAAAGAGTAAGTATTACGATGAAATTAAGTTAAGGTCAGGCGTAACTCAAGAGCAGCAAAAAGCAATGGATTTTTTTAACAGGCATAAAGAAGAACAAAGTTTAAATGCTAACAGGCATGACAGGTTTAAAAAGGCTACATCTGATATGTTCAACAACGACTTCAAAGGTTTTGATTTTAACGTTGGAGAAAAAAAATTTAGGTATAGTGTAAATAATCCAACAAGTCTTGCCGATAAACAATCTGATATTTCTAATGTTCTTGGAAAGTTTCTAGGAAAAGATGGAGAGGTAACAGACCACAAAGAGTATCACAAAGCTATGTATGCAGCTTCAAATGTAGACAAGATTGCAAGTCATTTTTATGAACAAGGTAAAGCAGATGCCGTTAAGGAGGTTGTGAATAGTTCTAAGAACCTATCAGACGAACCAAGACAGACTGCTGGCGATAGCGTGTTTGTAAACGGGATTAGGATTAAATCTATAAGCGGAGCGGACTCTTCAAAACTAAAAATTAAAAAAACAAACTTTAAAAATTAAAAGAAAATGGGAAAATTTGGAACAAACGACCCCTTAGGTACATTTAACCTAAGTCCAATGCCAACTAAATCTACTTTGGCATCAAATTATTTAGATTTTACTAGCCAAGCTGGTAATGATTTTTCACAGCAATATTTACCAGAGCTTTACGAAGCTGAGGTAGAGCGATATGGAAACAGAACTTTATCAGGATTCTTAAGAATGGTAGGAGCTGAAATGCCAATGACTTCTGACCAAGTTGTATGGTCTGAGCAAAACAGATTACATATTGGTTATAAAGGAGCTACTGTTGATACTTTAGGTAGTAATATTATTTCTTTGCCAGCAAATGGTGACGATGGGGAAGCTACTAAAAACGCTATTAGAAAAGACAATACTGTTGTGCTACAAGCTACGGCTGGAACAGGCGTAGGAACAACAGTAACTGCTTATGTTAGTGCTGTTAGTGGACTTAACATAACTGTTCTTCCTTATACTTCTGCTTCTTTGACGGCTGCTGGATTTGGAGCTAACTCAGTATTTAGTTTATTTGTTTATGGTTCTGAGTTTAAAAAAGGAACATTAGGAATGGAGGGTTCTTTAGAAGCTTCATTCAAGCAATTTAGCAATAAGCCAATTATCATTAAGGATAACTACGAAATTAGTGGTTCTGATGCTGCGCAGATTGGATGGGTTGAAGTTGCTGCTGAAGATGGAACATCAGGATACCTATGGTACTTGAAGTCTGAAGGAGAAACAAGATTACGTTTCCAAGATTACTTAGAAATGGCAATGGTTGAAGGTGAGTTAAATACAAATGGAACAACTGCAGGAACTGTTGGTGCTGTTTTAGGTGACAACTCTGGTACTGAAGGTCTTTTTGCTGCTATTACTGCAAGAGGTAACGTATACCAAAACTATGCAAGTGGTGATGTGACTCCAGGAACTGGAAACAGAACTGCTTTGCAAGACTTTGATTCAATTTTAGCAAATCTTGATAAGCAAGGAGCTATTGAAGAGAATATGTTATTCTTAGATAGAGCTACTTCTTTAGACTTTGATGATATGTTAGCTGCACAAAATTCTTACGGAGCAGGTGGGACATCTTACGGTGTATTTGAAAACTCTGAAGAAATGGCATTAAACTTAGGATTTGACGGTTTCAGAAGAGGTTCTTACGACTTCTACAAGACTGACTGGAAATACTTAAACGATGCTTCAACTCGTGGTTTAATTGATAACATAGAGGGTGTTATGGTTCCTGCTGGAACAAGCACAGTATATGACCAAATGTTAGGTACTAACATCAGACGACCATTCTTACACGTTCGTTACAGAGCTTCTGAAGCTGACGACAGAAGAATGAAGTCTTGGATTACTGGTTCTGTAGGTGGTGCTGCTACAGATACTTTAGATGCAATGAGAGTTAACTTCTTGTCTGAAAGATGTTTAGTTACTCAAGCTGCTAATAATTTTGTATTATTTACAAAATCTTTAGTATAACAGCAATTATTTATTGTAATGTTACCCTCGTCTTTTAGATGGGGGTAACTATTACTCTTATTTATTATTAAATTTTATTATATTATGGCTACAAAAGCAAAAGAAAAAACCACAGAAAAGTGGGAAATTAAAGATAGACTTTACTATCTAAAAAATAACTTATCACCATTAACATTTACACTAGCGAGCAAGCATTCGTCAAGACACCCTTTAATGTACTTTGATGAAAGTTTAGGATATGAAAGAGAGCTTAGATATGCAACAAATCAAATATCTCCATTTGTTGACGAGCAAAAAGGTTCGGCAACACTAGCTCACATTGTTTTTAATAATGGTGTTTTGATGGTCCCTAAGCAAAAACAAAGTTTACAAAGGATTTTATCTTTATATCATCCTCAAAGGAATATATTATATGCAGAGCAAGACCAAGTTGCTGAAGCAGTAAACGAGTTGGAAGACATTGAACTTGAGATTGAAGCGTTAAATTTAGCACAGCAATTAGACTTAGACCACGCAGAAGCAATCCTAAGGACTGAACTTGGAAGCTCTGTAACTAAAATGACAAGCAAGGAACTTAAGAGAGATTTAATGTTACTCGCTAAGAGCAACCCAGCGTTGTTTATAAGCCTTGCACACGATGAGAATGTAGAGCTTAGAAGCTTTGGTATTAGAGCAGCAGAGGCAAACATTATCAAATTGTCTCCTGACCAAAAAACATTCAAGTGGGCTGCTAATGGCAAGAAGCTAATGGAAGTACCATTTGACGAACA